TACTGCCCCACGTTGTCGAGAATGACGACCTCGGCGCCGCGCGCTCGCGCCTGCTCGCCTAACTCCTCGATGAGCGGCGTGAACATCGGCCGCCCAAACTCGGTCGTAACCAGCGCATTCGGAAGCCCATGCCGCGGCACGATCACCAGGCGCTCCGCGAACTCCTCAAGCCCTACGCCCGCCCAGCGCGCGATCGCGACCTGGCGCCGCCAGAGCTCGTCATGGTCGTCTTCGCACGCCCACATGAGGCAGCGCCGCGGCGCCTCGATCTCGCCCACGAATGGGCGCCCGAGCGCGAGGCATGAGGCCATCTGCTGCGCGAGCAGCGTCTTCCCGATGCCCCCGGTGCCGACCAAGAGCGTGACGTGCCCAAAGCCGAGCCACCCCTTGATCGCCCAGCGCCGCGCCGGCGGCTCGAGCCCGGCGAGCTTGGGCCAGTCGAGCGCTAGGCTTGTTTCTGCAGGCTGGGGCGGGGGGTGTTCACCATTCGACTTTTTGGCAGGCTTCGCCTTCTTCGCCCCGAGGGGCCAAAGCCCGTCATCTTCGTCGAACGCTGACAAGTCGAAAGCCCCCGCAATAGGCAAAATCGAATCGGTGGGGCTGGCGTGATTGCGGCACGCCAGAGGCGTGCGCCCGACCCCGTAGTGATATTACGACATTACGGAAAAATCACGTTACGTTTGTGCCTGGAATCGTCCATACGTGTTCGGTCGGCACGTCTTCCCATTCTCCCCACCATAGCCACGGAAAGGATTTCACGCGGTATTGCAGGACCGTCTGGCGCTCGGTTGGGTATTGGTGTTGTGGCCGGTGCAGCCACCGTAATTGGATCATGTCGTCTCGAACCCCAAAGCGATGCGCGCGGCTTCCAGTTCGGCCGCCTCCGCGGCGTCGCCCCGCGCGATCGCGTCGAAGTGCTCCCCGGCAAGCCGATGTTCCACGTGGAACAATTCATCCCGGTAGGCCGCCGCGGCGTTGTGGAGCGTGCGCGCCGCGCGCAGCCTGGTCGTCATGTCCAAGGTGACGGCGAGCGGCCGGTGGCGCCACGACTGGGGCTGCAGGGGCGCCGGCGCTTCTCCGTGCGAGGGGGCGTCGGCGTCCCCGGCAGTCCAGTCAATCATTTCAGCACCGCCTGTGCTAGTTTTAGCGCAGATCCGTCCCGGATCATGTCCCCGGTGACGTAGTAGACCGTCCAGCCGGCCAGCACCAGGTCGTTGTGGCGCCTGGCGTCGGCCTTGAACCGCTCCTTGATGCGATGCACCATCCCCTGCACCTCGAACGCGACGCCGGGCTTCCAGTCTCCGAACGAATAGGCGGACGCCAGCACGGGCCACGCGAAGTCGATGCGGATCCCGCGGTCTGGGAAGGGGCTGAATTGACGGATAGGCGCCCGTATCCCGGCCGCCTGAAGCTGGTTGGCGAAGTCGTGCTCAAGATGGTGCTTTGCGCTGCGCCCAGTGGCGCGGGCTGCGCTGGGCGGCGCGGGGACGGGCTTCCGGGGCCACCCCTTGCTGGCGCGCTCCTGCAGCGCCTTGGCGGTCTGCTCGTCCAGGCGCAGCCCTTTAGGCATTAGAACGTCGACGCCCGGTTCAACAACTCCACGACCTCACGCGCATTGCCTTCCGAGAAGCAAAAGCACAGGGCATTGTCGTCGGCGTCATGAATCCGAAAGTGACCCTGAACCGGCATGTACTCGTAGGAAAATGGGGGGCGGTGCACGAACAGGTGGTCAGTTTTTGCCGCGAGGCGCACCTTTGCTCCCGTTCTTGCGCCATCTGGCATTGGCGGCCTGCCTGGCGATGAGCCGCCTTCGCTTGGGACTGAGCGCGAGCGCCCGAGCTCGACCGCCAGCGCGCTGCGTCTCCAAGCTGATCCTGTAGGGGCGGCGCGGGATCGTCTCTTCGTCCATTCCGATGCATGCTAGACGTATCTCAGACAATCCGCAAGCCCCCGCCCCTCTGCTTGCAATCTTTACTTGCGCTCCGATTGAAGAACGATTAATCTGCTTGCTATGCGAGAGAACGACAGCTTCCGCCTCATCGACCAGGACGACGCCGTAATCGTGCTCTGCTTCATCATCGCGCTACTCGTGGTCGCCTTCGTGCGCGAGGAGAAAGCCGAGGCGCCGCAGCCGCAACCGTCGCAATCCTGCGCGGTCACGGTGGCGCAGTACGGCCCCGGCGAGCGCTTTGCGCCGAACGCCAAAGCCCCGGTATGCGCGACGATCGCGCAGGAAATCCCGGCCCACATTCTCACCGTGCCGGTAGTAGAGAAGAAATGAAACCCTTTTCGAGTGCGTCATCTGCGGCGCGCATCCCCCCTTCCCCGCGCGCCATCCCCTGACAGTGACGCACTCTTTTTATTCGGAGCCACGATGAACGACCAACTTGACATGCAGACGATGCTGACGAGCGTGATCGAGGGGTACTCGAACATGGTGAAAGTCGGCATGGCGGCCGGCGAAGGTCGCTACCGCGACGGCATCGCCGCGCTTGATGCGGCGTACCGCAAGGCGATGCTCGATCCGCAGACGAAACTGCCGAGTTACCTCGACGCCGCGATCAACATGCTGATCCTCACGCGCAGGTCCGAGTGAGCCGCACGCTGACCAACGGCAACAACATCAAGGCGCTGCGCCGAGCGTGGGCGGGCGTCAAGGTCATCTCCTGCGCCGATGGGACTTCCTACGTCAAGCCGCGCTGGCGCAAGCAATTCCGACAGCACGGCGTTCTCACCCGGCTCTACGTCGCGCGCATGCTGCAGGAATTCATCAACGGGAAGCTGAAGCATGGCGAGTATGGGATGAAGAAATGAGCGAGCCGCTTTGGTGCGACATCCGACAGCACTATTGCCGCTGCCACGACTACGGCAAGCGCTGCGATGACTTTGACGACGAACCGGCGTATTGCGAGGCGTGCGGCGGCAAGGGTCAGAAAATGGACGGGCATCCGTGCGCAGATTGTGGCGGGACCGGGCGCCTATGAGCCTGCCTTACGAAACGGCCACTGCTGGCGATCGTGCCCTAGTAGAACTGCAGCGCATGCTCGCCAAGTTCGGTTGTTCATCGTTTGCCACTGGCACCGACATCGAGCGCGGCGTGACGGTCGTCACCTTCAAGCATCGCGACCGAGTGGTGCAACTTGAGGCATCGTGGAGAGGGTACGCACAGGCGCTCCTCCGTAACTGCAAGCGACCACACGACCGCCGAGTGCAGGATCGTTGCATGGAGCAGGCCAGGATCAGCGTGTGCTCGGTGCTGCGGGATTGGACGAAGGCGCAGATCACCGCCGTCGAAGCTGGCGTGATGTCCTTCGAAGCTGTGTTCATGCCGCACATGCTGACGAGGGACGGCCGGCGCGTGGTCGATGCAGCGCAAGCAGCGAATCTACTGCCAGCGCCTAATGAGAAGGTACGCGAGATTGGAGGGCAATCATGAATTGCGTTCGCCACCCAGACCGCGAAGTGACGCCCTTCGACGTGGGCGACCAATACTGCAAGGAATGCTTCATGCGGGCGTGGAACGGCACGCACTACGTCGCGGCACCGAACTCGCCGCACGTCGACGAACAATCCACCGATGGGCGCTCAATCCTGCGCGACCATCGCGGCGAATACAGGAGAAAGGCAATATGAGCACCGATCTAGTCGTGGTTGGAACGAACCCGGCGGCATTGATGGGGCAAGCGACAGATGTTGCGGGCGTGTGCGCCGAGATCGTCAAGCGCACCGCCATGAGTATCCAAGGGCGCAAGTACGTGCGCGTCGAAGGCTGGCAGTCGATCGCTGCGGCCTACGGGTGCGTGGCCTCGGCCGTCAATGTCGAGCGCATCACTGGCGGCGTGCGCGCCATCGGAGAACTGCACCGCATTGCCGACAGCGCCCTTATCGCAAGCGCCGTGGGCTTCGTCGGCGAAGACGAGCCGGTATGGTTCGGCGGCGAAGTGACGCAGTACGGGAAAACGAAGAAGTATGTGAAGCGCCCCGACTACGCGATTCAGGCAATGGCGCAGACTCGCGCCATCAGCCGCGTGTGCCGCAGCGCGTTCGCATTCGTCGTGGTGATGATCGACGGCAACCTGCAGACAACGCCGGCCGAGGAAATGGCTGGCACGTTCACGCAAGAAGAAGAAGCGGCGCCGCCGCCGGCGCCCAAGGTCGCGGCCGAACAAGTCGAGGCGATCCACGTCGCGCTCGCGAAGAACAACGTGGAACTCGCCGAGTTGCTGAAGAAGGCCGAGTTGACTGACCTGAAAGAACTCTCGGCAGAGGACGCACCCGGCGCGATCAAGTGGGTAGAGCAGCAGGGCAAGAAAGCGATGCAAAAGGCCGGGCGCGCGTGACGGACTTCAAGCCCTACACGGTCGGCTGGTGTATCGAAAAATATATCGCGGAAATGGCGACGAGCGACGAAATGAAGACCCTAGGCGCATCTCAGGTCTACACGCTGCGCGGCGTCGCCGCCTCCATGCTCGGCCCGATGAACGCCGAGAACCTGACCCGGCAGGAAATCATCGCCTACGCGCGCTGGCGCCGCAATCAGACCATCAAGAGCACCGAGCGCAAGGTGAGCGCCGCAACGTGCGGCCAGTCGATCAGCTTCCTCGGCGTGGTGCTCAAGTACGCCGGATCCGCGTGGGAAGACTGCGAGAACATCACCGCGGCGTCGATCGTGGCGGCGAAGCCCTTCCTCACCAAGCACGGGCTTACCGGCAAATCGTCGCCGCGCGACCGGCGCCCGACCGACGATGAGATCGGGGCGCTTCTCGACTATTACGCTTTGCAGTCGCAGCACCGCAATACCAAGGTGAACATGCCGCAGGTGATCGCCTTCGCCCTCGCCTCGACCAGGCGCCTCGGGGAAATCTGCCGCATCACGCACGGCGACGTGGACTACGAGCGCGGCACCTACTGGGTGCGTGACCTCAAGCACCCGACGAAGAAGAAGGGGAACGACAAGGAGTTCCCGCTATTCCCCGAGCTCGCCGAGATCATCAAGCGCCAACCGAGGCTCACCTTGAGCGCTGACGAGCGGGTCTTCCCCTACAACGCCAAGTCCTGCAGCCAGTCCTATGCCGCGGCGAAGAAGCGCCTAGGCATCAAGGGGCTGCGCTTCCATGATAACCGGCGCGAGGCCATCACGCGCTGGCTCGCGAAGCTGCAGCCGCATGAAGTGAAGCAGATCAGCGGGCACGAGACGACGGTTGTTCTTGAGCGCGTGTATCACCGGCCGAAGGCGACTGATCTGCTCGCCAAAGTAGCAGGGTTCAACAGGTAAGGAATGACGCATGAAACTCATCTGGATATTGACCATCGCCCTGTGGGCGGCTGGTGTGATTGTCGGATTCTGGAATCACGGACTGGCGATGGCGCTGTATGCCTTCCCGGCCGGCTATGCAGCCGGGACTGCGATATTCCACTTGCACGCTGGTGATTCCTAACCCTATAGGTAGCTAATCCGACTGATTCTCATAGGAGAAAAGCATGTTCGTAGAGCACAAGGAAGCAGGCGAGCTACAGCCCACCAGGGAAAACAGCGAAGCAACGTACTGCCCGCATGGCTACGACGAATGTTGGCGGGGCTGCGTGTATCCGGGCCGCTGTGGGCGCTTCGAAGGGCTGGACGAGGCGAGCAAACTGCTGCTGAAGGCGGCGGATCTGATCGAGGATCACGGATTTGTTCAGAATCGAATCGGCCGCGGCGAGGGGGATGGTTTCTGCGTAGCTCATGCGATGGCGCGGGCATTTGGTGGCGATGACCTCTACGAGAGCCACGCTTACAAGCGTCTCCGCCGCAGTTTGGGTATGGGCCCCTACGAGAGCCACGCTTACAAGCGTCTGCACCGCAGTTTGGGTATGGGCCCGAGCATTTGGAACGACGAGCCCGGCCGCACCAAGGAAGAAGTCGTCGCCAAACTGCGCGCCGTGGCTCTCGGTGGTTAGCCCTGCCTTCGGTCGATACCTGTGATCGTGCTCCTAGACACCGGACAGGATTTAGCGACGTGCCAGCAGGAACTCGGCTGCGAGGTAGGTCAACTGCTGACACCGCTGACCAGATACACGCTGCGCGAGCCAAGCCGCCAGTGGGCAATCGACAACGGTGCGTTTTCGGCATTCGAGGAGAAGGCATTCCTGTCCCTGTTGCAGCGCGAGGAGCACCACAAAGCGAATTGCATCTTCGTCACCGTGCCAGATGTCGTCGGATCAGCTCGTCGCACGCTTGAGGTCTTTGCCCACTGGAAGGGGCGGCTCGCATCGTGGCCTCTAGCCGTCGCCTGCCAGGACGGACAGGAGCACCTGCCGATCCCGTGGGACGACATCGCGGCGGTGTTCATTGGCGGCTCAACGAACTGGAAATTGTCCGACCACGCGGCGCAGTGCATCAAGGCGGCTAAGGCACTCGGGAAGTGGGCGCACGTCGGGAGGGTCAACGACCCGGCCCGCTTCGAGCACTTCGAGAAACTCGGCGCGGACTCAATCGACGGCAGCGGGATCGCCCGCTACACCCACATGCGCGATGCCATCTCCAAGCGAGACAACCAGGAGAAACTCTTTGCTAGTTAGGCACTACCTAACAATCACCGCTACATGCCCCGTGGACCGCAAGCCTGACAACTACGCGGCGGTGATTGAGTGCGGCTACATGGTCAAGGTAGAAGCAATCCTCGCGGCCGTGGAGAGCCTGCGCTCGCGCCGCATCTTTCAAGAGGAATTGACGCAGGAGCTCGCCCGCGTGCTAGGAGCGAAGGTCACTACATCTGGCTATCACTCAGGAGTAAAAACAGTATGCGAATGCTGATCGCCTCTTACATCGCTGCAATGGTCGTCGCCAACATGCTCGTGTGGTGGCTCGGGCCGTGGTCCTCGCCCTTCATCGCCTTCGTGCTGATTGGGCTGGACCTGACGCTGCGGGACGTGATGCACGACAGGCTGACCCGCTGGCAGATGCTCGCCGTAGTGCTGGCCGGCGGCGCGATCACTTGGGCGGTCAACCCTGCTGCGGCGCATATCGCCATCGCCTCTGCAACCGCCTTCACCGTGTCCGCTGCGGCCGACTGGCTCGCTTACACCTACCTGCGCTCACGGCCCTGGCTGGTGCGCGCCAACGGCTCCAACGTGGTAGGTGCTGCCGTGGACAGTTTGATCTTCCCGACGATGGCCTTCGGGGGCTTCCTGCCGCACATCGTCGCCATGCAATTCGCCGCGAAGGTAGGGGGCGGCGCGTTGTGGTCATGGTGCCTTCGCAAGCAAACCTTCGCCCAATGACTGAGGTGTGCACATGAAATTCCGCAAGAAGCCGGTCGTCATCGATGCTTGGCAGTGGGAAGAGCGCGGTTACACGGTGGACTTCTGGCAAATAACCGAGTGACGAACTCGAACAGCTACGAATGCACATGAGCGAACAAGAGTCCTTCCTTCCGGTCGTCGAGAACATCAAGGGCACCAAGTTTGCCGATGGTGCTCCTGACGGGAAGCACTATTGGCTGACGCCTCCGGAACTGTGGCAGCAGTTGAACATGGAGTTCAGCTTCGACTTCGACCCGTGCCCCTTCCCGCTCCCCGAGGGCTTCGATGGCCTGACGTGCGAGTGGGGCAAGAGCAGCTATGTGAACCCGCCCTTCGGCTCCGTGCTGCACAAGGGCCGCAAGAAAGGGCCGACAGCGTGGGCTAGGAAGGCGCTGGAGGAATCCCGCAAAGGGAAGCGCGTGGTCCTTGTGTACCCGATTGACAAGTGGATCCTGATGCTCCTCGCCGCCGGGGCGAAGGTCAGGAACTTGGGCGACGTGAAGTGGCTGGCAACCGAGGACCGCAGCCAAGGGGTCGGAACTGGTCGGCACGTCGCGGCTTTCATACTTGAATGCACCCCTGCCACACACGTACCGGAGAAATCATGAGTAGCGATACCCCATGCTGCCACGAAGGTCCAATGGGATGGATTTGCGGCCGCGAGAAAGGACACGAAGGCATGCACTGTGGCAGCAAGGTGTGGGATCAGAAACTGTCGTACACGTCCAACTCGGAGACGAATACCACCAATGCAGCGCCGCAGGACAAGTTAGCACCGGACTCTGACTCCCACGCCCAGCAATCGGGGCTGAGTGGTCAGGCGGAGAACCCTGCGGTTGCTGCGCCAGACGATAAGAACGGGACACCGAGGACGGACGCGGAAGTCTATCGCCCGGCTGGCACAGATCGTCCAGAGGCCGTGGATGCCGCCTTCGCCCGCCAGCTTGAGCGCGAACTGGCGATGGCGGTGGACAACGCAATCGCCCAGATGGAAAAGGCTGGAGAGCAACGACATGCGTCCGCAACCCATGCCATTAGCGAGGAGGACCGCGAGGGATTGAGCATGGCCCGCACAATGCTGAAACTGCTTGGCGAGGCGATGGCGAAGAACACGCTGGCCGACATCAACGTGGACGCCGACAGCGGTTACTACTGCATCAACGAAGGCATGGCGACCATCACGAAGTTGCTGGCACCGGCAGATAGGGGGGATGCGTGATTTTCGAGGTCAGGAACGTCGAGCACGATGACGACTACTGGAAGAAAGTCGAGGCCCGCGACGAGGAAGAAGCCGCCGAGGTATGGGCTAGGTGGGAGGATGCCTACCTCACACCTCAGAACAGTTCGGAAGCGAAAACGTGAAGACGCCACCAAGCACTTTTTTCTCGGGGCTACGGTTTTGTAAGTCGTTGATTGCTGCATCGCTTCGGCGAAATCGCAAAAGTCGGTTTAGTAAAATGGTGGAGTTTTCATAGGAGAAACGCCATGAGACTGAAGAACCACACCGACATTCAAGACGAGAAAATCCGCGAGATCATCCGGGCAGTGCGGCCGGCCGGTATCAGCAAGTTCGACGTTAGGGTCAGCAACTTCGGCGTCGGCAAATACCTGCGAGGCCGCAACGGCTGCGTTGGGCGAGCGTATTGGGGCGGCAGCGGCTACCACGACCGCGCCGTGCCATTCATCGTGGTGCGCGTGTCTCCGGCGATTAGCTGGCGACCGATCCGCTCGACGTGCGCCCGAGGCGCCTACCTGCCGCACACCTGGGGCACGCGCCTTGAGGCGTTGCTATGGGTTCTGGCACACGAGCTACGCCATCTCTGGCAGGCCGCGAATCCCCTGCAGGGCAAGCGGCGCGGGATGGTCTACGGAGCCAAGGGCCGGTTCAGCGAGCGCGATGCCGACGCCTACGCGCTCCAGATGCTTCGCCGCTATCGGCGCGGAGAACTGGTCGCGTGATGTATCGCTTCGTTGCTCATGAGGCGAACTACTCCCGCGTCGCGTCGATCGCGCGCTGGCGCTCCTCGTCCATCACCGCCCGGAGAGCATCGCGGACTTGCTCCGCGGTCGGATCCTCGCCAGCTCGCTCCTTGGCGCGCGTGACGAGTTGGTCTTCTTTCATGTGAATCTGCGCGGCAGTGATGCCGAGCGAGAACAGTTCCCAGGCTACTGCGGCGGCCGGTGTCATTTCTTCTGCTCCTTCGCTTTGCGAGCCTGCTCGTTGATCTTCCCCTGCAGGAGAGTGAGGACTTTATCTACGGCCGCAGCGTCGAGTTTCGCCACGTCCAAGATCCCTTTGTCGAGCAATTGCTGCGCCTGGATCACCTTGTCACGACCTTTGTCGAGTTCCACGATCCACGCGCGACCTTCGGCCTTGGTCATCACCTCGGCAGTCACGTTGTCGGCCACGACGCCGTAGGACGCAGCCAAGGTAGCGGTCGCCCGGTTGATGATTCGCTGCACCTCCTGCTCGGCCGGCGCGAGCTGGTGCGATACCGGGATCTCTTGCTTCTGCGGCATGAAGTTGCATGCCCCGACTACTGCCGCCGCTAGCAGCGCGGCGATAAGCGCCTTCATGAGGATCTCCCTAGTTAGGTATTTCATCGTCCACTTACGGTCATGTAGAACTCCTCGAGCCCTTCGGTCAAGCCCATGAATTCTCCGAAGCCTCCCTTGGAATCCAGGACGGCGGTTTGCCCATCAAGCGTCCCGAACGACTCGGCGACGATGATGCACGCCTCGGAGTCGGTTTCCTTGTTCCCCTTGTGGAAGAGAACTCGCGTGTGCCCCTCCACCATGATCTCGAAGGTGTCGTAACCGCCCTTGTGGTAGCGGCTACGCCTGCAGCGGTATACCCCATTCTTGATGATGGGCTGTCCGTCAGCGAAGGTGCGCTCTATTGAAACAGCCATCAGGCGACCGTCCCAGCAGAGCACGCTGAGACAGCCGTCGTCGCGGACGGCTACAGTCTTCAACTCAAGGCGGCTACCCATCAGGTCGTAGTCGGCGGCCAGCGTAACGACTTGCCGGAGTTGTGTTGGTTATACCAGTTCGGTCCCTTCCATGTCGCGCGGCGCAGGAAGCGGTAGGTGTGCCTGCCGAAGAACATGGAGAGGCCGACGTACAGGACCAGCATGTTCGGAGACACATAATCCGGGATGCCGTCGAAGAACTTCAGGATTCGCGCCACGGCGACGAACGTTATCATCGCCATGCCGAGCCTGCCAAACAATCCATCGTCGTACTCCTGGTGAAACACGAGCACCAAGCAGCAAAGGACCACAAAGATCGCGCTGACGAGCACGAGGACAACCCCTACGTCGTTCATGTTTACTCTCCGTTCGGACGGCGCTTTGTAAAGGCGTCGAAAAGGGACCTGACAAGATCCACCCAGTCGGTCTCCTTGATCAACTTCATGAGCGCTGCGGCAAGCGCCATGCCGAATAATCCTGCCAGCAAAGCGATGCCGACTTCTACCTTGGGCTTTAGTTCAAAGAACTCGGTGATCGGCGGGGAGCCGAAGGCGGCGAGCGCCCAGCCCCCGAGGAAGGTGAGCCACTTTTCCCACCAGTGCAACCCCTCGAAGAACCGCAGGGCCGCGAACGACGTGATGGCGCCAGCTACTACGTTGACGAGCTTAAGACCGAGCGCGGTCAGCGCTGCGTTGATCGAGTCCCAGTCCATTTCATCCCTTCCATCCTTGGTTCACTTCGTTGTTCAGGAAGGTCATTTGATGACGTAATCGCCCTCGATGCGCAGCTTGTCGCCGCTAGCCCATGTGAACGGGTTGTCGGACTTGACGTATGCAGCCGTTACGGTGGAGGAGACGATGCGAACCGTGGCGGCGTCCTGCTGGATGTATCCCTGACCAAGATAAACAGCCGGGCCTGTTGCATCCTCCATGTAGACCGAGACGACAGAATCCCGTACGGCGGTGTAGGGCAGCGACAGCGACCAAGCGCCAGTTCCATAGGTCGTTGTGCTGCCTGCGGTCAGTACGATGTTGAAGTGGCATCGTTCCCCGTCTCTCTGGTACGCGCCGCTCAAGGCACCGTCACCGATCGCAGGATTACCAGCCCCGGTCCATGCTGGCGTGTAGGTAACATTGCGAATGTCAATCTCGTTGCTTGCGCTTTGCCCCAGAGCGTTGTCATCGAACACCAGCCCTGATACCCATGCGTTGCCGTTGATTGAGCACTGTGCAAGACCTGAAGCGAACTCGACGCCTGGATTATCGAATGTGCCGTTGAGCGTGCAGCCTGTAATTACAGTGCTGATGCCGTCTATGACCCACAGCATTGAGTCGCCGTCTCCGGTCGTGACGAGACGGCAACCGACAAGCTGCGTTTTCTTTGACGACGCATTGAACAGCGGGAGCCCGCCTTGACAGTTCACCATCAACGTGTTGTCGGCCTGTCCGAGGTCAATCAACCTGTGGCCGTAACTCCAGCAAGCTGTGTACATTCGGTTGCCGTTGTTCGCCTCTGAATCAGGCTGCTTGATGCAATAAGTCGTCCACTTGTTCGCGCCGTCGAGCGTCATACGGACGTTCGTAAGCTGCGCCGCGTATCCCGCTCTGGCGGTGGTGAACTCAACGCAGTAGCTCGCCATGTTTAGGATAGAGGCGTCGGTGATGCGAACCCACGAGACTTCATCGCCGCCAGCGCTAGGTGCGCCAGCAACGACGACGCCGCGGCCGGTGTAGGTGCCGCCTTGGCCCTCCAACGTGAGCAGAACGATCTGCCCGAGCTTGCCGAGCGCGATCATCCCGTCTAGATTCGCGCCCTTCTTGATAATCGACTTGACGCCCTCGCCGATAAGGATCGTGCCGTCGCCATCGTCAACTACAAGCTGCGCCGTGATGACGTATGTGCCTTTGGGGAAATAAATCCACCGGCCAGGATGGGCATCTAAAGCGGCTTGGATATAGCTCGATACGTCCGTCGTGCTGGTGCCGGCGATGATCGCGGCCCATTCAGCAGTCGGGATGTAGCTAAAGACGTTAACCGCGAACTGACGGATGATGTCTTGAACTGGCGTGCTTACTGCCCCGCTACCGGATTGGGTGAAGATTGCCGCGTTGGCGCTCCCAAACTTCCCGAGTTGCCACGCAGAGCCGTTGTAGAAAACCTCGCACCATTCGTTCTGCGCGAGCGTCTTAAGGCCGCCTACATCCACTCCCCAAGGGCCTCCGGTATTCCCCGCAGTCCTGACCACGCTCACGGTCTGCCCGTTGGAAACGCTCGTCGTCCCGAGAGTCACGGCGCGATCCGCGGTCAGCGTGGTTGCATAGCGGAGGATTGTTTGCGTGCCGATGTTCCACGAGACAGCCGCATCCCCGGCGGAGGCCGAAGCTTCGCGCCTGATGACGTGCCCGGTAGATGGCGTGTTGTTCAGGATGTGCTTCCCGATCCGCGTGTACTCCCCGGCTGCTCCGTTGATGTGCAGGACCAAGCATTCACCCGCGGTGGTGTTGTCGGTGAACGTGCCGGAGGTCTGGTCGTTGCCGACAAACGCCCCAGACATGGCAGCGTCCAGCGTCGTGTCACCAGTGATTCGGCATCCGTGAACGTAGGTGTTGACGCCAGAGATCGTCCCGAATTCAGCCGAGGACCCGGTTATGGTGACGATGGAGTTATCGTCGTGCGTCTCAATTCGTAGCCAGCGTCCGCCGTTGATGTCAACCCCGTTTACGCTGTCGAGGTCTATGTAACCCGCGGGGGCGGCGCAGCCTGTGAACCTGCGGTGCATGGCAGAGGTATCTGTCCCTGTGCAGTGAACCGCGCGGAACTCGGACTGCCCTGAACCTATTTCAAAGTCGCATAGAACCTTGGCGTTCTGCCCGGCGTTGGCCCCGAACTCGATATGCGAGTCGGTGAAGGATGTGATCTTGATTCCAGGTCCGAATACCGGGTTATCGCTGTTGTTGGTGGAGAACACGAACCCCTTACCAGTGAAAGTTCCGTGCTGCCCGTCGATGACCCCGTTGCCGTCTACAGCAAAGTCCTGCGCGCCACTATTCGCCACGAGATCGCCATTGAATCCCTTCTTGATCGTCGCGCCCCACAGGACCCACTTGAGGCCGGTATGGGAGGAAGTCAGAGCAATCTGCGAGCCGATAAGCCACGTTCCCACGAAGAGAACGGCTTTCTTCTGATCTACTGCCGCGACCGAGGCAGCTAGGACCGCAGCCTGATCGTCGGTGACTCCATCCCCCACACCACCGAACATCTGCGGGGTGATGAACGTTCTGAGGATGTCCTGAACCGACTCGCTGGTGACACCACTACCGGATGCGGTGAAGGACGCGCTATTGGCGATGAGCTCCCGCGGCGTGATTCTCTTGGTGCCTGCGGCGCCCGCAGAGGCGTCAGCAATGGGGATCTGATCGCCGTCGACATCGACCTCGGCTCCGGTTAGAGCATCTAGTCCTCGGATGGTGGCTGGGCCGTTGGTCGGCATCTGTCAGGTCCAGATTGGCGAGCCGTTCTCCTGCAGGAGCGGAAAGCCATTCTCCTGTAGCAGCGTATCGCCGTAGTAATTCACCGGGGCCGTCTCACCGTCGTTCATGACGTAATAGCCGGGCGAGTTTCCAGAGGGCGTGCCGCGGTGTACGTCTCGCCAGATCGGGCTCTTTTGGCGGATCATCCACGAACCCCTGCCGATGGCGGGTATGGTCGCGTCGGTAGATCACGCCGGTCTGGAAGCTGGCCGCTCACCCCAGGGATGCCTTGCGGTTTAGCCGAGTTCGGCGACTCTTGACCCTGCCCAGCAACTTCGGTTCTGACCCCGAGCGACATCATCTGCGTCGCGAAGTCGATCTTCGCCTTGTCGGTCGGATTCCTGGCGAGGTTCGCGATGGCCTTGGCGGTGTCCTTGTCGTAGAACACCGCTTCCATCGCCACGGCGCGGTGCGCGCGGCTCATCTGGTCGAACTTGCGCCCGATCAGGAACGCCGCCTCTTGGTGCGTCCCGGTACGTCCGCGGGCGACGCTCATGAGCGACGCGATGATAGCCCGCGGGCTCGAGCCGACCTTCTGCTCGATGGTGTGCGGCTGCAGGATGCTGCTGCTGACCGCCTCGGGGAGCCTCGAGCGCGAGTTGATCGTCATGGCCTCGACCGCGGTCTTCAGGTTCTCAAAGTGCTGCTTTCCGAGCGGCGCCAGGCCGACGCGAATGGCTTCCTCGTTCGCCGTCAGGTAGGCCATAGGATCCGACTGCTTGGTCACATGCTCGGCGATGCCGCGGGCCAAGCCCTTCGCCACGTTGGGGTCGTTCCGCGCCTGGAAGGCGAGCGCCCGCATCGTGTTCGGCTTCGTCGTCGCCTCGGCCAGCACGACATCAGGTTCCTTGCCGCGGAATAGCTTGTAGAGGTCGTGCGCCGCCAGTTCCTTCTCGGCGTTGACGATGTACGCCCGGCGCTCGAGGAGAGCCCCGTTGTCGAGCGATAGTTGCTGCAGTTCCTTCCTGATCTGCGGGAACTCCGAGAGCGTCGGCTCGTGCCGGCGCAGGAATGTCTCCAGCCCACGCTGGTTGATGCGTCCTTCCTTGGTAATCATCCCGCCAGAGCGGTAGAGCTCGTCCAGGTAGCCGGCGCGCAGCGATGACATGGCCTCGGGCGACTCCGAGAACAACATGTTGAAGTCCTTCGCCGCCTGGGTATTGTTCGGCCGCTTCGTGATGAGTTCGGTCACGAGCTGGTCCGGCGTGCGGAACTCACCGGAGGAGTGCCGCGCGAGCACATCCTGCCCGAAGCCTTGCTTGAACCGCGGCACGTACTCCTGGGCGTAGAAGCGGTTCGCTTCCTTCAGCTTCGTCGCCACCTCGCCGAACCCCTCGGCCTCAAAACCCTTGATCTTGTCGGTGAGCTTGGTTTTCAGCCCCTCCAGCAGCATCGTCTGGAAGTCCTTGTCTGGCCGTGCAGAGCCGCGCAGCGACGCAAGGTCAGAATTCGTCCGCTTGTAGAGCGAGTGGAGTTTCTCGAAACTTACTTCCGCTGCCTCGGGCGCCGCCGCTGGCTTCGTGTCGTACAGTTTGATCTGCTTCCCGGTCGGCGTCGTCTTGATCGTGGGGCCGGCCTTCTCCGCTTCCTTGGCGAACTCGTTCTTCAGTTGCCGGAAGACCGAAGGGATTTCCGACTTCTGATAGGCATTCATCTCGTTCTTGAGAACGTCATCAACGTAGGACACCGCGTCGTCGATGTTCGCCTTGACGCCGAGCCGCTCGGCCGCTTCGTACACGGCCTGGTACTTCTGCGAGCGCATCCCAGAGTAGACTTCCTTCTGCTTGAAGAGGAGATCGCGCAGCCGCTGCCCGTTCTCGAAGTTCGACGGATTCGCCTCAAACACGCGCACCGCATCATCCAGCTTGTCGTCGATCTGCGTCTTGATCGCCGTGAGCCGTGCCTCGGACGCCTGGGCCAGCTTGCCCACCCGCGCGATCGCCGTCTCGCCTCCGACCTTGGGGAACTTGGTATTGACGTAATCGGCGACCGCCTTCTGATTGGCGTCCCGCAGCGCGACAGCCTTGTTGAGCGTGGAGGGGTTCTGGTGGGCGAGCAGCGTCTCCTCGGCGAGCAGGCCCGGCGCCCCGCTGCGGGCCGGGAGCGATGGCGCGAAGCCGCTGACCTCGTCGCTGATCTCGAGCGAGCGCTGGATGTTGGCGCCGCCCTGCGGGTAGCTTTCGAGTTGGTGGGCGATCTCACGACTGGCAGTAGCCTCGCCAGCCGCCTTGGCGCCCTGCGGCGAAAACCTGCCTCGGACGCGCCCGTAGAGATCCGAGGCCACATTCGGGCCTACGGCGAAGCCTACGCCGCCCGCCAGTGCCCCCACCGCCTCGCCAGCCTGTCTGGAGAGCCCCAGCCCGCTCGCTACGTCCCCGCCGGCCTCCATGCCCAGCCCGGATCCCACGGTGCTCGTGACGAGCGGCAGGAGCGTCGCAGGCTTGCTCGCCAAGGCGAACGGCCCGCCGGCGCCGGCCATCTCCGCGACCCCGCCCGTGTAGCGCAGCCAGTCGCGGCCGGTCTTCATCTCCGGATCGACGCCGAAGCCCTCGCGGTATTGCCCGCTCGTCGCCATGATCGGCGCCGGGGTCGGTTGCACTGGTCCCGTCACCGGCGCCCCGGCGCGCTCGGCAGAGGCGAACGCTGCAGGCGTGGTGGCGGCCGGCGGGGCAGTTCTGACCGCCTGCACGATGTCGCCTGGCATGCCCAGAAACCCAGCCGCCCCCTTCTTGATGCGGTTGAAGAGATACGCGAAGGTCGTCGGCTCCTCGATGGCTTGCGCCTCCCGCTGGGCGTCGATCGCGGCGAGATTGGCCGCTACCCCAGCGTCCTCGTCAGGAATATCGGCCAGCCTTACCGGCGCTTGTTCTTCCTCGATGCTGTCAAGGCGAACGGCCACGGACTTCCTCGACCAGTGGTTCCCCGTCTTTGTCGTGCCCGAGGACCTTCCATTGCTTGCCGCCGCGGGAGACGACCTCGCCGACCTTGGTCTTGGCGCCGCCGCCAAGATTGGGGATGGCATAGCGGATCACGACGTTCTCGGACTTGCCCTTGGCTTCCTTCGCGAGCCGCTCGTAATTACCCTCGATCTTGAGTTGCTGCTTGTTCTGCTCGCCGAACGCGCGCTTGAGCTCGGTGTACATATCCTTCGCCACGCGATCAGGCAGCGTCTCGCCGCGCTCGACCACTGCCGCTACGGCGGCCGTAAAGCGTTCCGGCAGGTTCCCCAGTTTCACGAGATCCCTCGTCTCGGAGATCGCGAGCCGGTCGTTCGGGTCGCGCATCTTCGCGTAGGCGAAGGCGAGCGCCGCATCGCCGGCCGAAGTCCTGTCCTTGGCGGTGCCGTCAGAGTTGAGCCTGTTCGCCATGTAGTCCGTCGCCGAATCGAACAGCGGCCGGCGCGAGGCGAACGATTTCGTGTCCGCCCGGTAGTCATCTCGAAGCTTCGCCTCTCGATTGAAGGCGTCTCCGAACTCCTTGCCAGCATCGGCTGGAGACTTGGCGGAGCCTGCGAGTGAGTAGCGCGGGTCGGTGGCGAGGCGCTGCCCAGGCAGTTTCTTCTCCGGGTCGAACAGATAGCGCTTCCCATCCACATCCAGGTGTGCCGGCGCCTTGCCTGCTTCATCCTTCCGTTTGGCGCGTGACACCATCACTTGATTCTCGCCCTCTCCGGTCATCACGCCGGAACCGAGAAACACCATCTTGTCGTTGCGCTTGATGACATCCAGTTCGTCCGGCGTGAAGCGAAGCGGCTCGGGCAGCGACCCCTGCACGGCCATGATGTCGGAGGAGGTAAGCCCGTCCTTCGCCAGTTCCTTCATCTCCGGCGGCACGACCTGCTGCCAGCCGCCGACCAGCGTGCGGAGCTTCATGTCCGCCGTCTTCAGCAGAGGCTTGTCGGCCGCATCCTTCAGCGTCTTCACGCCCTCCGCGGTGCCGAAGAACTTGAGCGCCGCTATCGGATTGAGATTCATCAACTGCCGGATCGGTTCCGGCAGGTGCGGCATGTACTTCTCGAAGGAGGTGAGGAGCGAAGGCTGCGCAGCGATCGCCTTGAAGGTGTCGCGCATGCCTGGGTATACGCGCTCAAGCTGCTCGCCATAGACATTCACCGCGTTCTCGCGCTCCGCCCCCTCCAGACCCTGCACCAACTGCACGCCGTTCTCGATCGCCGAAATCGTCGTCGCTAGTTCGCGGCGCTTCTCTTCGCGGTCAATTTGCTGCTGCCGGTTCGCCTGCACGTCTTTCGACGAGTATCCGTACAGCGCCCGCTGCACATGGCCGATGGCGCCAGGAGACTCGGCTTGCTGCATGTTCAATGGTTTCTGCGGTTCCGGCGAAGACAACCCTACGCCTGACGGTTCGCTGCTCGGCTCCTTCAGCAGCCCCGTATCCTGGTTGTACAAGTCTTCGTTGAAGAGTGTCGTCATGGTTTGAAGCTACCAAGCCCTTGCATGAAACTTCCGAATCCGCCCAGCAGCCGCGCCGGGTCGAACCCTTCGCTCTCCTGCGTCCTGCCGCGGGTGCTGGTAAGTGCCGATAGCGCGCTAGACCCAGCGCCGGATCCTACCTGCGCCAATCCTATGCCGCCGCTCTGCGTCTGCCCGAATAGCGACAGCCGGTTCGTCGCCGCCCGGTTGCGCAATTCTGCCTGAAACGCCTTGGTCTGCTCGGCGAGGCTCTGCTGCCCAAGGCCGATGCTGCTCGCGCTTTGCGGTATCTGCGTCAGCGCCGAGGCGCGGATGTTCTTCGCTAGGCTCGACTTCTCCTTCAGCCCGCGCTCAGAGAGCAACGTCGCCTCGCGCAAGATCGGCGTGTCCGAGAGCCGCATCCCGCGGGCGTTCGCCAGTTCGTCCGAGATGAGCCCGATGCCCTCCTGGACCGCCGTGTCGATGTCGCCGTACCCGGCCTTGATCTGCGCATCGACAGCGGCTTGCTGTCCTGGGGTGAGCTCGCCCCGCATGTTGACGAGTTGCTGCTCGAGGATCTGGTCCTGGATCGGCCCCAGCTTCCTAGCCCGCTCGAACTCTTCCTTGGCGTACGCCGCCTGGTCCTGCGGAGAGATCGCGGCATCCAATGCCCCAGACTGGGCGGAGGAACGGCGAAGCTCCGAAAGACTGAGATCGAGCAGTTCCTTCTGGAACGGTGCAAGCTGGTCGATGTTCTCCAGTTGCTTCTTCGACAACTGGGTCGCGATCTTGATGAGTTCCAGTTCCTCGGCGCTCGGCGGGGCCGTCGTGACGTTCGTCGTCGACGTGCTTTCGCCGCTGCCGAAGAATGACTTGACCAGCCCGCCCATCAGCGCAACCTCTTCACGAACAGGTTAGCCCGGTAGGTCTTCACGAATCCCATCTTCTCGATGATGGGGGCAAACTTCTTGTTGTCTTCCGCGACCACGCCGCCGACGTACTGGGCGCCGTAGGCGTAGAGAGAATTCATCGACTGGTACATGAGTTTGCGAAGCCCGATCGCCTTCAGCTTGAAGGGCGCTTCAGGGTGTACCGACAGGAATTCCACATAGCCCACTGGCTTCGAGAATACGACCTGACAGCAGCCGAAGACGAGATCATCTACGCACGCGATGAGCCAGTGCGGGAAGACATCGTCCCACTTCACGTCGAGCTCGATCCCGTTCGCTTTCAGGATGTCGGCGATCTGCGGGCCGGCGGAATTTACCGCGAGTCTGATTTCCACAAGATCGCGCACTCGCTGCGCGCGGTTGCGCGGCTTCGTCGCGACGCTAGTGTCCAAGCACCCTCCGCGCCTTCGCTTCATCGGCCAGGGCGGCAATGCTCTCGCCGATGACTTCAGCGTTTTTCACGCTCTCGTTCCTGAAACTTTCCACCGCGGCCCCGGTCTGCCGCTCCATCTGCGCGTTTTCAATGAGGAGCACCGGGAGCCACTTGATCGCGCAGTCTGGGAAGTCCATCTCGGATTCCGACTGCGGATTCTTGCCTCGGATATGAATCCACCATTTGCACCGTGACTCGATGCAAGCTTTCTTGAGAAGAGGGCAGAAGGTGTCTTTAGGCATTGACCCATGTCCTGCAATGGTGTATATCGTCAGCCATGAAGCGCACGAACATGTACTTCCCAGAGCAGATGTTCAAGCGCCTCAGCGATCTTGCCAAGCGCACCGGACTATCGGTAGCCGAACTGGTGCGCCGAGCAGTGGATGAATTTTTGAAGCGTTCCAAAGGAGACATACAATGATTCGCCTCGTTTTGATCTCTGCCGTCTTCGCGATTGCCGGTTGTGCCAGCGGACAGACGAACCAAGTCGCCTACACACCTGGCGGATTCGGGAAACCGTGTCCCTCCGGCGTTGGCATGTGCTTCCAAGGGGGCAACTACCCGGCGTCGTATCTCGCCGAAGGCGGCAACCCGGACAAGGGCACAGACGGGAAGTAGCAAGTTTTCCATCCAGAGGCTCATGGCTAGCTTTTTGCAGCGATAATCACGTCAACGTAGCTGATGTCCGGCGTGACATGCGTATGCCCGTTACCAGTACCCATGTTCCCAGTCGTGCCGGTGCCGGTTGAGCCGGACACGCTGATTCCAGTAGCCGCACCGCTCACTGTGATTTCTGTGGGGCCAGCTATAGCGAGCGTCGTTGCGACTACGGCAGTCACGGCACCGCCGGTTCCGGTATTGGCAGCTACGTCCCCGCTGCCGGTCGCAGTGACACTCAAACTCGGAATGCTCAATCCGCTCGCCGGCAAATGGCCCGTGGTCAGCGTTGTGCTCCCTCCAGCGGCGTTAAATACGCTCGTGAACGCAGTGGCCCCTCCGCTTGAAGCAGTCCCGGTGACAACCCGCATCGCCTTGTCGTTGTGCGTTGTCTGTTTCGTCCAACCAGGCGGGGCTGTAGTCTGCTGGAAGACCATAAGCGTTCCTGTCGGGAACGCACTCGCGTACATACCGCTTCCTGGGCGCTTATCTCTCATGTGATCCGGTTGACGTAGCCGTTGACGAGCACGACGTTCGCAGTCGCTGCGAACGCGGTGACGACCACGCCGCCTGTGACCAGCAATCCGGGCACCACGAGAATCAGCCCGCCCTCGGCCGCAATCGTCTGCTCGATCAGATCGTCAGGTGAGGAGACTCCGCCGAATTCGATGGTCAGCTTACGGTCGGTGGTGTCTGAGTTGACCGCCCACAGCCAGATTTCGTCAAGAGCCGTGGCGTGGGCAGTGTGGATCGTCGTCCCGAGCGTACTGGTCGGCACCACTTTGATGTTGCGGCCGCTCGTGCTCCCGGAGAGTTTGACCTTGCTGAAGGTAGCCATTTAGCGTCCTTAGCTGAAAACCTGCTGCGCGAGCACGATGCTATCGTGTTGCGCGTAATTCGTCCCGCCCATGCGGAATTCGGTCGCGATCATCGTGAACACGATGGACCCGTTGATCTTGAAGTCAATCTGGTCATCCGTAGAGGCGGTGATGCTAGTGTCTGCGTCCGCATCGAGGATCAATTCGAATCCGTTCATATCGAACGCAGCCGTCACCGGAGAGACGAGGGATACTGGATTGCCGAGAATGTTGTTGAACTCGACGTTTAGGTCTGACGCATACAAAATCTCTCCGTCGTTCCAGACCTTCACTCTTGCCAGTGCCACTTAACTATTCTCCGTATTGATCGCGTCAATGTGCATAGCCGCGGTGATCGAATGGCACTCGAGATCCTGGTAATTCGCCGAATCCCGAAGCTGGAATTGAATGCTGCGAAATTCCCCACCCTGCTCGTTGAACTGGTGGAAGCGGTCTACGTATTGCGAGCCACCAAGCACTGACACGTCCAGCGTGAACTGATTGGAGGAAGCTGGCGCTAGCACGTCACCGCCGCCCTGCGCCATAGTAAGCGTCTGCTGTGCGGCACCATCCCTCTTCCAGCCGAAGGTAAAGTTGAAGTTGCCCTTTGGCGCGATGCCGATCGACCCCCATTCCGGGGTCTTCATCGTGCCGGGCTCGCCATAGTTCATGAACGGTGTCGTCACCTTGTAGGCAAGCCCGGTCGAACCGTCAATAGAGCGATCTACGATGTTAAGTCGTCGCACGAAGCCGTCGTTCCCGCCGGCGAGCACACGGCGCAAGCCGTTCGTGTCGACGAACGTCCCCAGGCTCGCAGCGGCGTAGGAAGGAATCTTCGACCACCGGATGTTGTTCGGAGCGCCGCGGAAGTCCATCACCAGCACCTTGTTGTTCGTGTTAGATGTATCCCACGAGGCCGTGAAGTAGACGAGCCCGGAGAGCTGGTCTGTCGCCGCCCAGATGTTGCGCAGGCGATTGTAGTTAAGGTGGTTCCTGATCCAGCCGACGTTGATCGGGCGCGACAAAGACGCCTCGAAGAAGTCGCCGAAGGCCGCGGTCGACGAAAGGCTGTGGACCGAGCCGAACTGGCTCACGAAACCGATGTCGTCGGCGAATCGGAAGATCGAGTTGTGCCACGCCGCGCCCAGGCCGTACACGAACGGCATGCGCGCGAAGGCGTCGTCCCCCGTGGGGGCGGAGCCCGTGATGCGGTGGATTGATCCCCTGTTCGGCCCCTTGAACACCCACAGGTCGTTCTTGTGGCTGATGATTCCGGTAATCATGTCGCCGTCGTCCGGGTCGATGTCGATGGACCCGGAGCCAGCGCCGACCCAGTCCTCTGGGTTCACGTTCGCGCTGTAGTAGAGCCGCGAGGGGACGGCGTAGTTTCCTGCCGCCCATGCTCGGTTCTTGTGAGCGGTGCAGAAGGAAAAGCGCGGGGGAGTGCCGGCCAGGTTCTGCGCCGTGGTCTGGTCCCACGACCGCGGCACGTCGGCGGCGGCATCGGATGAAATGATGAGGAGGTCGTCGAACGTGCAGTACGACGGCACGGCCCCCGCGGCGAGCCCGGTGAAGATGTTGGCG